TATGAATACACAGGAAGGAAAGAAAAGAGCAATCGTCCGAGTCTATGCTTACACGAAGCAAGCAGCTAGACGAGTATATAAGGACAATGCTCTTTTGAAAGCGATGAGATGATGATTGAACAAACATTGAAGGATTATCTTCAGAATGCGCTCGGACTGGCTGTGTATTTGACACTTCCTGATTCTGTTCAGAATCCGAGCAGTACGAAATTTGTCACGATTGAAAAGACTGGATCATCAATGAGCGATATGCTGACGACTTCGACATTCGCTATCCAGTCTTACGGAGAAACACTTTACGAAGCAGCTGAACTGAACAAGAGAGTGAAAGCTGCTGTTTTTGGAATTGTTGAATTGAACGAGATAACGAGAGTCAGCCTGAACGGAGATTATAACTTCACTGATCCCGAAACAAAGCGTCCTCGTTATCAGGCTGTTTTCGATTTGACACATTACATCGATTTTTAAGAAAGAGGGATAAAACATGGCTACTGTAAGCAATGTAACAGCGGGAAAGCCGAAAATCGGAGGAGCAATCTTTGTCGCTCCTGTGGGTACTGCTCTCCCGACAAATGCAACTACTGAACTCAATGCAGCTTTCAAAGGACTCGGATATGTTTCCGAAGATGGTCTGACACAGTCTATTACTCGCGACTCCGAAGCGATCAAAGCGTGGGGTGGTGACACTGTAATGACTTCTCAGACTGACTTTGCAGAGACATTCTCCTTCCGTCTGATCGAGGCTCTGAATGTTGAAGTCAAGAAGACAATCTTCGGAGACGACAATGTCACAGGAACGCTCGCAGATGGAATCACGGCAATCACAAACTCTAAGGAGCTGCCCGCGAAGTCTTTTGTAATCGAGATGGTTCAGAATAACTGTCTTGTGCGGAAAGTAATTCCTAACGGCAAGATCACCGAACTCGGCGATATCACTTATTCTGACGGAGAAGCGGTTGGATATGAGCCGACTATCACTGCTCTTCCGGATGCTTCCGGAAATGCGTCTTACGAATACACAGTAACAGCATAGGAATAAACGCATGGCAGAAGTTAAGGGAAAGACGACATCCGGATTCGAATTCAGTTTTGACGATAGCGTCATTGATATGGAGTTGCTTGATTGTCTCGTAGACACAGAAGAGAATCCCGCTTATATCGGACGCGTTGTCAGACTGATTCTCGGAAAAGAACAGCAGAAAGCACTCTATGAACATCTCAGAGACGAGAAAGGGAAAGTCCCTGTCGATAAGACTGCGGAGTGCATGATTGAATTCATCAACGCTGTCAAAGACGGAAAAAACTCTTAACCTTAACCGCAATGATTCGACTTGATCGCAATGCGCTCATCTGCGATCTAGCCGAGACATATGGAATATATGGGCTAGAATCGCTACCAATTCGATTGATAGCGATTCTTTCTTGCGGTTTAAGGGAAAATTCACGAATCATCCGAAAAATGAGCGCAAGCAATCTCAGTCTCGATTCGATGCTTCTTGCACACATCGCAGACAGACTAGGAATTTTGATTTGGCAAAGAACAAAAGACGGACAGCGAGGAAAGAATCGTCCTGAGTCTTTTGTCGAGAAATTATCCAATACGAACAGAGGAACGCATTTAAGCGTCTCAGCGTTCGACACAGTCGAAGAATATGAGGAGGCGAAGAATATGATCTTGAGGAGGAGTAGACATGCCTGAAGTAGGGACAGCCTATGTGCAAATCGTACCATCGGCAAAAGGCATTTCAGGAGCAATCTCGAAAGAACTCGGAGGAGAAGCCTCCAAAGCGGGAGAACTCGCGGGATCAAATATTGCGGGAAAACTTGTAAAGGTTCTCGGAGGAGCATTGACTGCTCTCGGAATCAAACAGATTATCTCTGATTCTCTCGATGCGGGAGGAGCGATTCAGCAGTCCTTCGGAGGACTTGATACTATCTATGGCGATGCAGCTGATCAAGCAAAAAAATTCGCGATGGAGGCATCGAGAGCGGGTATCTCAGCGAATGATTATGCTGAACAGGCTGTGTCCTTCGGCGCGTCTCTCAAACAAGCATTCGGAGGAGATACTGAGAAAGCAGTCCAAGCTGCAAATACAGCGATTATGGACATGACAGACAATGCTGCGAAAATGGGTACTCCCATCGAAAGCATCCAAGCCGCATATCAGGGATTCGCAAAACAGAATTATACGCTTTTGGACAATCTCAAGATTGGCTATGGAGGGACGAAGACGGAAATGGAACGTCTTTTGAAAGACGCTCAGAAGATTTCCGGAGTGAAATACGACATATCCAATCTCGGAGATGTATATGATGCGATCCATGTCATTCAGGGAGAACTCGGACTGACAGGAGTCGCAGCAGACGAAGCGTCTTCGACTTTCACAGGCTCACTCGGAGCAATGAAAGCATCGCTTCAGAATTTCCTTGCATCGTTATCGACTGGAATGGATATTACAACTCCTTTGAATGACTTGATTCAAAGCGCAGTTACTTTTGTCTTAAAGAATCTGCTTCCGATGGTAACGAATATCATTATGGCGATTCCGTCTGTCGCTCAGACAGCATTTCAGACAATCGTTCCGATGCTCGGTCAGGCATGGTCTACACTAATCGCAAAAACTCCGCATTTTATCGAATCGGGAAAGAAAGTTATTCTTAGTTTGATAAACGGAGTTATTTCAAATTTGCCTCAGTTGATTTCGACAGCGGGGAGACTTGTTACTCAGTTTGTTCAATATGTGTTGACAAATCTTCCGACGATTATTCAAGCGGGAGCGAATATTATCATGGCGATTGTGTCCGGTATTGCGAACAATCTTCCGCAGATTATCTCATCCGCTCGGATAGTCCTTTCAAATTTTCTGAGCATGCTTGCGAGAAATCTTCCGACTGTTCTTCAGACTGGTGTTCAGGTTCTCTTGAGTCTTGTGACAGGTATTTTGAATACGCTCCCGAGAATTATCACAGTCGCGGGACAAGCAATGAGACAGTTTGTGTCGGGAATCATCAATAATCTCCCTCAGATTCTTTCTCAGGGTATGCAGATTATAGCGAATCTCGTCAGCGGTATTATTCGAGCAATTCCTCAAATCAGATCAGGAGTATCGAATTGCGTGAGTGCAATCAGAGAACAGTTCTCCAATATTGATTGGTGGGGAATTGGATCGAACATTATCAGCGGAATCGCGCGTGGAATCTCGAACGGAGTCGGCTCAATTATTTCAGCAGCTAGAAGCGCAGCTCAGTCAGCGTTTAATGCAGCTAAGAGCAAACTTGAAATCGGCTCTCCTTCGAAATTGTTTGCGCGTGGAATTGGACGATGGATTCCTGAAGGAATCGCTGTCGGTATAGAAAAGAATATCGGAACAATAGAGGACGCGATGAACGATCTGAGCGGAGTAACAGTTTCAGCATATGCAAACGATCTCGGGAGTGATAGATATTCTCTCGCATCCGGATCAGCAGACATGAGCGGAGTCGTATTCAATCAGACAGTAATCAACAATTCGCCTCAGGCTCTGAATCCTTCAGAGATTGCGAGAATGACTCGAAATTCGACTCAGCAGATGATTCTGTCAATGAATGGAGTATAAGATATGGCGAGAGTAAACAGGAGCATTACTTGCTCAAATACTGACGGAGTATCGATAACATTTGGGGAGACAAGCCTGTCTCCCTTTCTTCTCGTCTCTGCTGAAGGATGTTATTCTGCTGAAAACAATGTCACAATCTCAGAAAACACGATGACAGACGGAGGAGCATATCAGGGATCAGTCGCAAAGATTCGAAACATTGTGCTGACACTGAAAGACAATGCCAATCACGTTTATAACCGAAATCTCCTCGATGCTCTGTTCAAGTCAGGACAAGAGGGAAGACTTGTTTTCAAAGAGGAGACGAACGAAAGACAGATCAAATATTATGTGGAGTCTGTGAACTCGACTGGAGAATATGGAGCGAGGACATACACAGTCTCTCTCCTGTGTCCTGATCCATTCTTTTATGCGATGTCTGATGTCACTGTCATGCTCGCTGAGTGGGTTGGAAACTTTGAGTTTCAACATCAATTTCCTGTCGGAGGAGAAGAATTTGGATATCGTTCACTTCAGCGAATTCAAAACATTATCAATGAACAAGCAGAAGACGGAGTCGGGATGGACATTGTCATCTTTGCTTCGGGCAACGTAACAAATCCGAGTGTAATCAGAGTCGAATCTAATGAAGCGATGACACTTGGATCGGATGCGATTCCGTTCTATATGGTAGCGGGCGATCAGGTCAGGATCACGACATCTGACAATGACAAGCATGTTTATCTGACGCACGAAGGAGTCACAACAGAAGTCAATCAGTACATCACAGAAGATTCTGTCTTCATTCAGTTGATGCGAGGATCAAACAATATCGGCTATCTTGCGGATGTTGGAGAAGATGCGATGTCTGTCAGAATTTCATATCGGCTAAAATTCGCGGGAGCGTGATATATGGAACTGCGAATCTATAATCCGAGAATGGAATTCCAAGGACTGATTGAAAATCAGACGAGCGTCCTATGGAATCGTAAATATTTCGAAGCGGGAAACTTTGAACTGTACTGTCCAGTTACACAAAACAATCAGAGTCTTCTTCAGAGAGGAAATCTTGTATGGATCAAAGGAGCAGCTGAAGCGGGAGTGATTGAATCTCTCATCATTCAGCAGAACGATCTCAAGAATGAAATCACAGCGAAAGGACGATTCCTCGAGTCTTATATGTCGCGGAGATTGATTCGTCCGACTTACAACATTCAGAACGGACTTGTCGAGACAGCGATGCGAGAAATTCTCTCAAACGCAGTCCCGATTCCGCTCGTACAGTTAGGAGAACTCAAAGGATATACAGAGAGAGTCTCATTTCAGGCTACTTATAAGAATCTCCTAGACTATGAGACGAAACTCGCGCGATATGCGAATATCGGCTTCCGTTTCCGTCCGAGTTTCAATGAGCGGACAATTACGTTCGAACTGTACAAAGGACTTGATCGGACATTCAATCAGATTGATCGGAATCGTGTTGTTTTCAGTGAAGGATATAACAACATTCAACAGGCGAAATACACACTGAACGATCAGCTGCTGAAAAATGTCTGCTATGTCGGAGGACAGGGAGAAGGAAGCGAAAGAACAATCGTCATCGCGGGAGACGATACTCTCACAGGACTCGAGAGACGCGAAGTATTTCTCAGCGCGACTGATGTCACAAAAGAGAATCTGACAGATGCACAGTATGAAGCTGCACTCATTCAGCGCGGAAATAATGAACTCGAAAAAGACGCTCTCTCAGCGTCCGTTGAATGCGTTACAGATGCGAATTCGAATTTCAAATACAAAACGAACTATGATCTCGGAGACATCGTTGTCATCCGCAAGGAGAATTGGGACTTGTCGATTGATTTACGAATGACTGAGATTACTGAGATTTATGAATACGGAGCAATGAAAGTTTCTCCTATATTCGGAAATCCTCTGCCTAGCACGATAGATTGGAGCGAGAACAATGGCTGATCAGTATGGTCTTTTTTTTAACAGCATCAATGGAGATCGAGTCTATGACGCGGACTCTTTCTCAGAATGGCTGAATAAATTCTTTACAACTGGAGTTTTTAATGGAGAACTGCAAGTCACAGCAGATTCAGGAATGGCTGTGAATGTCGCGTCAGGATATGCGAATATCAATGGCAAAGTGAGATTTTTTGAACAGTCACAGACTTTCACTCTTGATCCCGCTTCCGGAGTATATCCGCGAATCGATACTATCGTTGTACGACTCGACACAACAAATAGAATGATAACGACAGAATATGTCAAAGGAGACTATTCAGGAAACAATCCGCAGCCGACAGAGCCGACACGAACCGGAGGACTGTATGAGATTGTACTCGCTCAGATTTACGTCAGCGCGGGAGCGACTCAGATTCTCACAAACGATATCACAGACACACGTTCTGATGATTCAGTTTGTGGATGGGTAACATCGACAGTCGAAGGAGTCCCGATGGATCAGATTGTCGCTCAGATGACAGCAGACTTCATGACATGGTTCGATCACATGAAGGATCAACTTGATACAGATGCAGCGGGACATCTGCAACAGGAAATCGACACGATCAATGCAGCAGTGTCAAGCATCGAGACGACTGTCAGCAATCACAGCAAATCTCTCGGAATCATCGAGGACGGTGAGACAGCGTCTCAGCTGCATCATAAGGGACAGTATTTCGTCAGGAATGGAAGATTTGTCTATGCTATGATCGAGATCGCAGAAGGGGACACTCTCACACTTGGATCGAACTATATGTACACAGATGTCGGGAGTCAGTTACAAGCGTTAAATAAAGGATTAACCGAGATAGTAGAGGAAATGCTACCGCTGACATATAACGGGAAAGGCGTAAATATTTACTTCCGAAAATGGGGTAATGTACTGTCGATTTTATTTACGAAAGACAACGAATCAATGACCTTACCGACAACATGGACGAGATTAGGAACATTGACCAATATCAAGGCTCCATCTGGTTCTACTAGATTTATTCCTTTCGTTTCGTCTAACGGTTTAACAGGCACATTTAGATTGTGGGAAGACGGTGCGGTTACTTTTGTTGCCAATTCTACCAATGCCTACTGGATGCAGTCGAGCGCAACGGTGGTTCTGTAATTAAATCAGCATTGGTAACGTGCCGAAATGCGGTTATACTGAGCGTGAGGTGATACCATGAGCGAAAAAGATTATGGAGTATACAACAAGCGCAAGCATTTAGACGGTTGTTATTGTGGTTATCAGATTGAGATTGAAGAAGCAGACCTTGAAGAACTCAAAAAAGGAAAGGTTATTTATTTCAATCTGAACTATGGCGAGTACGGTGTTGCACTCACATGCAAAGAGCGCAATATCGAGGTAACATTCAAATATGACGATTGATTTACCGCATTAAGTCAGCATCGGTGGCGGAATAGGTAGACGCATATTTCGTAAGGTGATTCCTTGTTTTTGTGATTTGCAATAAACAGAACAAGGCGAGAAATTTCAGCCATGCAAGGTGCAAATCCTTGCCCGATTTTGTAACATCAAATCAGCATTT